ATTTTCCAGATAAAGATGAATTAAAGATTTATGCTACATCTAAAAAAGGAAAAGAAGAATATGAATAATAATTAATAACCAGATCTAGTAAGAAGATATTCGAAAAAAAAGTGTAAGTAAATAGAAAAAAAAATTATTACATGTATTTATAATAGAAAAATAAACAAAAAAATAAAAAACAAATAATGGCTGATTTATTAATGAAAATGCCCATACCCTATGAGCCAAAAAGGGAAAACCGATGGATTTTAAGATTTCCTTCGTCACTTGGAATTAATGAGTGGTATGTTGAAACAACGGCTAGACCAAAATTAACCATTGCTTCAACTGAAATTCAATTCTTGAATACTTCAACATATGTTGCGGGAAGATTTAAATGGGAACCAATTTCTGTTAAGTTTAGAGATCCAATCGGACCTTCAGCGTCTCAAGCGGTTATGGAATGGATTCGTCTATGTGCGGAGTCTGTAACAGGTAGAATGGGATATGCTGCCGGATATAAAAAAAATGTTGATTTGGAAATGCTTGATCCAACAGGTGTTGTTGTTGAGAAATGGATTATTGAGGGAGCTTTCCTTACAGGTTATGATGGTGGGTCTTTATCTTATAGTTCTGACGCTATTGCGGGTATCACTTCTTCTATACAAATGGATCGTTGTATATTAGTTTACTAAATTAATACATACCCCTTTACGATCAAATTAAAAATCTATACTCTTAATGTGTATGGATTTTTCTTTTTTACTCTATATAATTTTTAATATTTACTAAAAATAACATAATCTTATTTTTAAAATAAAAAGAACTATATGGAACAAGATGCTTACTCGGCAGGACAAGCCGAATTTAATTTACCACACGATGTAATACAATTACCTAGTCAAGGTATATTTTACAAATCAAAAAAGAAATCAATAAAAATTGGGTATTTAACCGCTACAGATGAAAATATTTTAGCCGATATTGATTCAAGAAAAAACATAAATGAGGGTATTATTTTACCTTTATTAAGGAATAAGGTCTTTGAAAAAGATTTAAGACCTGAAGAACTTTTGGATGGTGACATTGAGGCAATCTTATTATTTTTAAGAAACACTTCTTTTGGTCCTGAATATACGATTAATGTTATTGACCCAAAGACTGATGAATCTTTTACTACAAAAATTTTATTGGACGAATTAAATTACAAGAAAACAACAGAAAAACCTTTAGAGGATGGAACATTTGAAACGACCCTTCCTGTTAGTAAAAGAAAAGTTAGATTAAAACTTTTAACGATTAAGGACAAAATTGAAATTGACCAACAATTAAAATCTTACCCTTCAGATAGAACCCCACCTACAATTACAACTAAATTAATGAAACATATTGTATCAATAGATGGTGATGAAGACAGGGTAAAAATCTCAATTTTTGTTGACCAAATGCCAATATCCGATTCTAAATATATTAGACGATTTGTTTTCGATAATGAACCAAGACTTGATCTATCAAAAGAAGTTATCGCCCCGTCAGGAGAAAAAGCAGTTGTGAACATTGCTTTTGGGGTGGAATTTTTTCGGCCTTTCCTATCAATATAAGACAACTATTTTGGACGAGTTCTATTATTTCTCAAAAATATTTAGAACTCAATACTCTGAATTTTATGCCATGCCAACCTATGTTCGTAAATATTTAATTGGAAAATTTGTTGAGGAAGGACAAAACAAAAAATAAAATATTTATATAGTAAAAGAATGTTATTATGACACCTGCAGAACAAAAGGAATTTGATGAGTTATTAAAGTTAAGTAAGGAGATGAGAAAAGAAAATGAAAGTTTAAAAACTACAATATCTGAATCCAACGATGGTACAAGTGAGGTAATTGGGGACAAAACTTTAACTTGGAATTTAGGTTTAACTAATCTTGAAAAAATTGCAACAAACGCAGCAAATGCATTATCGGAAACATATAATATTTTAGGTAAAACTAGTGGGGAGGCTTTTGGCCAGTTGGATGAATTAGGGACCAGCCTCCAACAAAATTTTGGGGCGTCAAAAGCAAGACTTGACGAATTTAGGTTTTCCATAGCGGAAACATCTCCTGAGTTAGTAAAAATGGGACTATCTGAAAAGGATGCTGTTACTAATTTTGCTTCTATCGCAAAAAGTTTAGGTACTGCCGCAAGTATTGGTAATGAAGCGATAATTGAAATGTCCGCAGCCGCTCAACTCACAGGTCAAGATGTTGGTACATTATCGGCCAATTTTAGAGAAGTCGGAGTTTCAATTTACGACGTTGGTGACCAAATGAAGGATGTTGCTAATTACGCTAAAAGCGTTGGTCTTTCGGTTGGTGCAGTTTCAAAAGGAGTTGTTGATAACCTAGGTAAAATGAATCTATATAATTTTGAAGGAGGTATTAAAGGTTTAACGTCAATGGCGGGTCAAGCGGCTAGATTAGGCATTAGTATGGAGGCGGTATTTAGGACAACTGAAAATCTTATGGATCCCGATAAAGCAATTACTATGTCTGCCGCATTACAAAGGTTAGGTGTTACGTCAAGTGCATTATTGGACCCACTAAAGGCTATGGACTTAGCTCAAAACGATCCTGCAGCACTTCAAAATGAAATGGTAAATATTTCAAAAGAGTTTACTAAGTTTAATAAAGAAAGTGGTCAAATGGAGATAATGCCAGGTGCAAAACGTAGATTACGTGAGGTTGCCGACGCAATGGGAATGACATCTGAAGACCTTGCAAAAATGTCAATAAATGCCGCAGACTTTGATAGAAAAATGTCACAGATTGAATTTCCAGAATTAGCCAAAGATCCGCAAACAAAAGAAATGATTGCGTCTATGGCCCAACTTAAAGATGGTAAGGCAACGATTAACGTTAAAAATGAACAAACAGGTATAGTAGAACTTAAACAAGTTGATCAACTTACATCAAAAGATATTGATAGTTTAAAAAATGCTCAAGACGACTCAAGTAAAAGTATTGAAGAATTAGCAATTGATCAATTAAGTGAATTAGAACAAATTAAAAACTATAACGCAGCTCTAATAGATTCTGCTAAATTTGGTAGAGCGACGGTACCCGCATTAAGTAAATTATTTTATGGTCTTAAAGGTATCGAAAAAAGTGTTGCAAGTAATACGTCTAATGCCGTTACAACAGAAGGGATTAGAGGTACTGTTGGGTCTATTGCCCAACCTGTTGAAGACGCCGCAGTTGGGTTATTAAAAGGTGATGCGGCTGCGTTAACAAAGGCAGGAACAGACTTAGTTGTAAATATTAAAAATTTAACTGAAGACGCATTAGGTGGGTTAGTAAAAGTTTCGGGTAACGTAATTGAGGATACAAAAAATATATTGATAGAAAATTATGGAAAAAACTCTGAGACTAAATCAACAAGTGATGTTAATATGAAACTTGACGTTAATGTAAATGGTGGTACCAATATGACAAAAGAAGAAATACATAACATTGTTTTAGAGATGTTTAAAGATACAAAAGTTAAATCAGAATTAATGAACGGATCAAACTACGCGCCGGTAGCAACTGTGGGAGCAAAAAATCAATAACCCGATTAAAAATCAATAATATTGTATTTATAAAATAAACATATGTCAGATAGTTCATTATCATTTGGTAATTCATCGGTATTTAGAAAACAACTGTTAGTTAAGAATCTAGTCCCGTATAATGTTCCGGGGGCCTATACGTCACCAGGAAATCCAATTGACTACGAAACCGTATTAACCGTATCAAATGTTGCCGATTCACCAAATAATTTAGTATCAACAAATTTATTTGCTAATGAACTATATCCGTTAAACGAATTTGGACCAGAAGGAGGATTCTCCACCCCAATCGGGATCAATAGCGTGGCCTCAACAAACAATCCGGAAGGAACCAATCAAGGTCCTTATGCCCCACAAGACACACAATTAGATGTTATAAACGAATTCTTTATTGAATCTGCCTACGTTACTAATAAATTTGGACCTTCAGGTGGATATAAAGACCTTGTCATCATAACTGATATAATAGGTAACGGAAATATTTATCAACCATATTGGGATCCAGGATATTATAGTTATTCATCATACTCAACATATAGTATTGTCTTCCAAGATGATCCAACAGGATCTAATGGGTTATTATCTTCAGATACATATTTGGCAAAAATTGGGGCATCACAATTAAAATTTGCATTCAACGAAAGAATTGCTCAAGAGATATCACAAGCAACTATAGGGTCAATAAATTTAGATACGATAACAGACCCATTTTCAGCAAGTTTATTGGCGACGGGACAACAACCATTCTTTATTAGAAATTGGAAAATTACCGTACCTGAGAACCCAATATTGGCGGCAGTATCTTTAGCGAATAGACTTACAGGAACTTATTTTCCTGTATCGTTTATACCTGGAGATTATTTTGATAATGACCAACCCGTTAATGCGGCTCAGACTATTGCGGCCTTAGGGGTGCCAAACGCTTTAACAGGTGGGTTATTAGCTCCGATATTAACTAAATTTAGAAACCCTTCCGAAATATTCGTTGCTAACACAGGTAACGGACAAAGATCGGCATTATTTTCCGCTTTAGATTATAATATATATAGACCTTCATATAATAGAGGTATTATTGGTGGTTTAATAGCTGGTGTTGAGAACTTATTAGATCAGGATAAACCACAGAGTGGTGGTTATTATGTTGGTAGTAAAGACTCTGAACCATCACAAATTGATGGTCCGGCAAATCAAGTACCTGTTAATGCTTTTGGAGTACAACTAGAATCTATTGTTTATGGTCCACAAGAATTGGGGATATTATATGAGGGTAATGATGAACTAATTAAGTTTGGATTAAAAGGTAAATCATATAGTGATGGTGGTGGTACCGCAGGTCAATTAGTTTGGACATCACCAAAATATAAGGGAAATGCTGGGTTCCACGCAACAGCTGGTGGTGGTAACGGTAGTATGGATAGTGAATTTAACATGATTACTGGGGATTACTTACAATACCAATCCACAGAAATTCCATTTAAACCTGGATCAATACTTGCCAATACTCAAGCTTTAATAAATTCTGCAGATCAGGTACAAGGTCAAGCAAGACTAAAACATGTTGGTACTGCAATCAACCAAGTTTCTAAAGTTTTTAATGATGGTTATAAAGAGATAACCAAAGGTTCTGGTGTTCTTTCATATGTAAACCAAGCAGATGGAACCCAAGCGGGAATTGAATACTGTAGAATCTTCCAAAAGGATACTCCTTATTTAACATATGCCGACCTACAAAAAACTGACGGTATAACAAAAGATGGTAGAAGAGCTGACTATTCAATTTTAGATAACACATATAACTTAAACATTGCCCCATTAAAAAATCCTGGATCAACAAATATCGTTGATGGTAAAGTTAAAAAATATATGTTCTCCATTGAGAACTTAGCTTGGAGAACTTCAGATAGACCTGGATTCACATATGATGAGTTACCTGTTTGTGAGAAAGGACCTAATGGTGGGCGTATAATGTGGTTTCCACCATATAATATTAAATTTTCCGATTCGACAAAACCCGATTTCAATTCAACGACATTCTTGGGGAGACCCGAACCAATTTATACATATAAGAATACAAGTAGAAGCGGATCATTAAGTTGGACTATCATTGTAGATAACCCTTCAGTGATGAATACAATTATTGAAAAACAAATGAAGGGGGCAACAAAAGAGAGAGTCCAAAGTATTGTCGATTCATTTTTTGCTGGATGCACAAAATATGACTTGTATGATTTGGCAATTAAATTTAATACAATACCGGCCAAAGATTTATATACTTATCAACAAATATTAAATAACCCAAGATTAACGGTAGAAGAACAACAAATAGTTATTGAATCAATACCACAAAACGCTGAAGGCACAGTAGGGACATCGACAGGAAATGCCGCAGGGGTTGACCCACCTTTAAATACGGGTAATGCTGGTACGGTAACAGTTGCTGACCCAACACCACCAGATTTGAATAAATTTGAAGGTTTAGGGTTTTATTTTGATAATGACATTCCTGGTACAAATCCTAATACAACTGCGGCACAACCATTTAATGTTTATTATAATACATATCTTGGACAAAAAAGCGTTTACCAAACAAAAGCACCTGCAAAGGTTGATAACGCTGGAACTATATATTCCGCAAGTAGCATACCCAACTTCTTTACAGATGTTGTTGAGAGTAATTTTACTGTGATCCAATCAGAACTATTAAAAGAAATTGATGATGTTTTAGTTAAATCTAAAGGTTCAATAACAATTGAATTGGTTGGTTCAGCATCTGCTCCGGCTACCGAATCTTACAATGTTGCATTATCTAAAAGAAGAAATGATTCAGTTCTTAAATGGTTTTTAGCTCAACCTTTAAGTGGGGGGACACAAACAATCAAAACATATGCCGATTTAGGTAAGTTTAAAATTACTTTTGATTCTAATGGAGAAGAGATTGTTATTCCAAAAAATCAAAAATTACCACTAACTACAGCATCAACCGGTAATGATATTAGTGTTAATTCCACAAACAACGGAACTGTATTAAATGCGGATCTTAACTGTCGTACAACAACTAAAAGGATAAATACCGCCGGACAGATTGTGGATTCATATAATGCTCAAGTTTATAGTATACCTGCGATGGGATGTAGGAGAGTTGCTATTAAAAACATTGATGTTGTAATACCACCTGTTGATCCCATTATTCCTGTAGAAGTAGTCACAACGCCTGACCCAACTAAAGAAGTGAGTAATGTGTCAGTCCCATTAACCGCAACTACACAAAGCATTAAACCTGAAGCTAAGTTAACGGTAGAACAAAAAATTAAAGAAGGAATCTCTAAAAAAATATTAAGAAACCTTTTCAGTGAATGTGATTACTTTGAGGTTATTAAGGAATCTAACCCAATGGTTTATGACACAATTAAAGATAAAATTAGATTCTTTAATCCGGCATTTCACTCAATGACACCTGAAGGATTAAATGCGAGACTTACATTCTTAAATCAATGTACGAGACCGGGACAAACCATACCTGTTATAGGTCCTGATGGAAGACCAAAATACAATGATGCGTTAAACACATCATTTGGAGCACCACCAATATTGGTATTAAGATTTGGTGACTTTTACCATTGTAAAATTGTTCCAATAGACATTAGTTTCAATTATGATGGGTCACCTTTAGATTTAAACCCAGAAGGCATTGGCGTACAACCTATGATATGTAATGTAACGATGTCATTTAATATAATTGGAGGTATGGGACTTAAAGAACCAGTTCAACAATTACAAAACGCACTTTCATTTAACTACTACGCAAATACTGAAATATATGATGAGAGAGCGGTCGCAACTGAAGATACAAGCAAGTTGGATAAATATGTTGTTGAAAAAATAAATGGAGCTCTACCAATTGTAAGCACCTCAAATGCTGCGGTTGTTAATAGTGTGCAACCTAAAAAGGGTCAAGGAACTATTGGATCAATAACCGATCCAACAACAATGGATTATACGACATTATTAACGTCGTTACAAGATAAGTTGGTTGAGTATTTTAACGCATATACCGACATGTTAGAAAAAATAACAACGGATTATAATTATGGTGTATTACAATTAGCGTCAAAAGATAGGTCATATACTAAGGGAGTTCTTTCTGAGTATGTTGACCCAACTGATGTTGAAATATATGGTAAGTCAAATAAATACCTACAATACACAGAAGATTTAATCGCTAAAGTTAAGAAAGATATCGATAGTGGTGATACGCCTATTTTAGTTGGTTTGAAGAACGACCAATTAACTAATAAACAAACCAGAGAGTTAAAAGAAAAATTAACAACAAACGCAACTAATCGACAGACAGCGATATTAGACTTAATACAAAACAACACTCAAAATTTAATAACAATACAACAAGATTTAAATTACATATTTAGACAAATGGATATGGTTGTATACCAAACTGATGGTGTGTTGTTAGATACAAATGAACCTACGGTTTATCAATTAAGTGGTGACACTTTATTTGGTCCGGTAACAACATCTGGAAGCATTAAATATGTTTATTTGGGATCAGAACCTGGTTGTATTAAAAGAACAATTAATGACTTTAATGCTGATGTTAATTACTATATTGGGTTAGATTTGTATCAAAAAAATAGTTCAACTATCGGTAATGATGGATGTTCTTTTAATGTAAACATTATTAATTGTGAGGAAAATAGATTTTATATTGCATTCTCTCCCTTATTTACAAAAGAAGAAAATTTAACAATTTTTATAAATGAACTAACTAGTGGGCCTGAAATTAAGTCAAACCCTGGATTGGTTGAAAGAATAAAGATAGTTTGTAACGATTTAAAAGTTAAATATGATATCATTAATGCTTCATTAGTTAAGGAAATTGACAACTTAAAGACTGATACAACTTCTTTTGCTTATCAAAATGCGGTTAAATATAAATTACCCGAAACAACGGTAAAAACTTGTAATTATGTTACACCACCAACAGATGATGTTAACCAAAGAACGAAAAGAATAAAAGATTTATACTCAAGTAAAAACTTGAATAATAATGATAAGTTTAACGGAAAAGTAACCTTTAATTAAAATGGCAGAACAATATTGGAATAGATATACAGATTTTTTAATAAACGGACAAGAGACGGTTGTTCCTTATGTGAACCTACCGGCAAAGAGTTCGGACAAAAATTACATATATATTGTTGGTCAATCTAGATTAGATAAAGCATCCCAACAATTTTATGGAACACCATACTTCGGTTGGTTAATACTAATGGCAAACCCACAATTCACCGGATATGAATTTGCCATTCCGGATGGTGCGGTATTGACAATTCCATTTCCTTTAGTAGCTTCTTTACAAGATTATAAAAATGTTATAAATAATCAGTTTTTCTATTATGGCAGATAACGGTGAAAATATATTAGTTGAGTTTGATTACGATAACATTACACTTATAGACCCAAATAAGCTTGTTGACGATCAAGGTAATGTAAAAGATAGGTTAGTTAAACAAGAGGATTTAGTTTATTATGTGAACCTTGAATGTAATGTCTTACCAAGAACAAAGTTAGCCGTTGGAACTGCGATGAATGATTCTCAAAGGACTATATCGGTAGGTAAAATCAATTTTTTAAATCCAGGATTTAAAACTTTTATGGATAACGCTTGGGCTGATGAGTTAACAGGAAAAAACACATTACAAGGTAAAGGTGTAAACCAACCAAGTCTAACCTCGGTTAAGAACCCAAACAAATCTGATGACTATTATATAACCCAAAATCTATCATCAAACGGGACACCTGGTGCTGTTGATAATGGGCTTTTGGGAATGAAATCGGTTAAAGTAAGTGTTGGACTTGATTTCTTACCCGTTGTTGATGTTGATTTGGAAGACGTTAAAGGTAGGGCTTTGTTTGAGGGTGGAAATAATTCTCCATATGCTGCTTTTTTCCAACTACCATATCCACAATTTACTCTAACAATTAAAGGTTACTATGGTAAGGCGGTTAAGATGCCAATAATGTTACAATCTTTTACGTCTACTTTTGATCCGGCTACACACAATTTTCAAGTTAAATTGAAATTTTATGGGTATAAATATACCCTACTATCCTATATTAATTTTGGAGCCTTAATGGCGGTACCCCACATGTATAACAATAAGGTGTCCCAAACAACAAGAACTGCAGAGCAAGGTAATGCAAATGACGCAACTACACTAGCAACACCAACCATCGTTAGTAGAGGGTATCAAAAGATGAAGGAAATTTATTCAATTTATAAATCTAAAGGATTAATAGATGATAATTTTCCCGAAATAACACTTAATCAATTAAAATATCGATTATCAAATTTTATTAAAGATATTTTAGACAAGTTCGCAAAAGAAAATTTGGGATCATTAACTGAAATGACAAATTATACAAACGAACTTTTAGGGTTCCAACAAAAAGTTTTTATATATACGACATCTTGGTATAACAAATATATGGACACTAAGAATCCTATCGTTTTAAAATCAACAGGTGAAAGCGTATATAATTTTAAAAAAGAACTTAACCCAGAAAAAAGAGAAGCCGCTATTGCCGAATTAGGTGGGTATCTAACAAATTATAACTTAAAATTAAGTGAGAATAAAATCTTTGGAATAAAAGGAAGTTATACCGTTGGAACAACTGTGATCCCATCAGAGATACCTAATAGTATTACCATAGATACTTTAACAAGAAAAATAGCTTCTCAATCCGATGTGGACTTTGAAAAAACTTATTTATCTCAACAAAATACCACACAAGGTACAATAGACCCAATTAAGTTTGAAACATTTAAAACTAATTTATCGACCGATATACTACTTGCGATTCAAGCAAGATTATATTATTTTGATGGACCAAATTCATTTATGTCTATAACTAGTGATATGGCAAAACAAGCCTCCACCATTAGGAATAATTGTGAAAAATTAATTACTGAAAATTTGGCAGCAAAATTTAATGACCCAAAGAACGGTCTTGGTTTTATGCCCTCAATACGAAACATACTTGCAATTTTTTATTGTCAAGGGGAGGCGTTTCTTGGTTTATTGGATGAAGTTCATAAAAAGGCTTGGGATCAAAGGGAAAACCCATATAGAAGAGCCGCAATATTTGGAAATATAACAACAGCACCAAGCGTTGACGTAAAAACCTCAACACAAAATAATGAACCTATTTATCCGTGGCCGCAGGTAATACAGGAAACTATTGGGTCAGATAAACAAGAAAAGTTTGAAGTAATATATCCTGGGGCTCAAAATGTTGCTAGTGCGTATAGGGCTTATAATCCTGAAATTTGGCCTGAAGTTGAATTTGTTGAACAATTTATTAAAGGATATACCGAACGATTAAATAGTGACGATAAAGGGGGTGAGAGTAACGTTATTGACACCCAACCTTCAAGAATTTCATTAAACGCGATTGATTTTCCAGTTACAAACGAAGTATTCCAAAACAAAGAAGAATCAAAATATTATTATGAAATATATGAGAGAATTTTAGTAAACTCATTATATAGTAGAATGAATAGGATGAGTGGATATGATCTTAGCGTCTATGAGGCGGAAGGTGATGATGAAGCCACAAACGTATTAAAAAGTTTGGGAACCGATAACCCATTTTTATCTAAAAAATTAAAAGAATATTTAGTTGACGGGGCTAATTTTGTTCCATTCTTAAGACATATATCAAACGAAGGTCAGGGGGATAGTTGGCAATCATTTATTAGGGGGGAATTTGTAACCCCATATCTTAAAAATGAATCACAAAACCCAAATTTGTTATATAATTCGGATTTGATTCAATCACTTAAATCCCAACCTAACCTTTCATTATCAAATACTAAGAATTTAAATAACTTAGAACAGTATTTTGCAAATTCATCTTCATCAAATAAGTTTGATTTTACCGATACATACCCACTAAGTAATTTAAAATGGGATAAAGATAATCTAGCGTATGGTAAATATTTAAATAATGTTGAAGAATCTTTTGATACAAAAATGGTTTTATCTTATAACAACATACATAAGACATTAACCAACTTTTTAAATTCCGACACAAATAACGATAAGAGACCATTTACACATTTTAATTTTGAAAATACAATAGTTACTCCGACAACTGAAACTCTAAAGGATTTTTATGACACAAGAAAATATGAGGATCAAGTTGTTACTGAGGGTAATTTAGAGTATGTAAATTATACTAATAATTGGTTTACACCAAATCAAACAACGTCAATGTTGAATACCCCATATTTTATAAATGCAATACAACAGGGGGTATTTAATTTTAGATATAAACAAGGGGACAAATATCCATATAAAACAGCTGCTTATTTATTTTTAAATAGTTTACCACTTGGTACTTTAAGAGAAAAATATAAAACGTTAAAAGACGGAGCGGTTTCCGATTTGGATTACATATTATCAACACTAAAGAAGTTTGGTGCGGTTCATAAATTACCATACTCTTGGATATTAAAATATGGGGCTATTTGGCACAGATACAAAGTTTATAAAGAAAGTGGTGAAGACATATTAGATCCTGTATGGAAAAACTTTAATTATTTAGAAAATTGGGATCCAGTTAATTCTGCAGCAACAAAAAGTTTTAATTTACTTATTGATGGAACACAAAGAGACATTGTTTTAGAAAACACGACAGGTACTCAACCATTTACAGATATTAATACGGGATTTTATCCACAATTAACGGACGACTTTAACGTATTTTTACAAGGGTTGAAATTGTTTAGTGGTCAAACACAAGTTACGGGTAAATGTGTAATAACGCCAATAAGTGGTGATTGCACAACTTTTGACGTTTCGGGAACTTGTTCTATGAGCGGTACTGTTTTAACTGTTAACACAATAGATTATGATTTTATCAAACCAAATGTTCTCATACAATTACCCTCCTTAAGTGCGACAACAAGTATATTGTCCCAAATATCTGGAGTATCAGGTGGAACGGGAACTTATATTATGCCGGTTTCTATAACTGCAACAAACATAAATTTTGTTATAAAAAGTTATGCTAAAATAACTAATCTTACAAGTAGTGGAATCACAAGTGGGACTATTATTGTTGGACCATCAACTAATGGACCTTTAACTTTGGGGGTTCAGGTAACTGGAACAACAAACGATAATGGAACATATTTAATTACACCAACCACCGCAATTACGTCAAACTTTATTGTTGCCAACTCACCATTAAAGGTTACTGCGATTGATAGTAATATATTATCTGCTAACACAATATTAAATGGTGCGTCTTTAAATGGTAATGTAACCATATTAAGTCAGTTGTCAGGTGTAAATGGAGGAATTGGAACTTACTCAATATCTTCAGGTCAAACCGCAACGACATCAAACTTTGTTGTTGCAAATGCTTTTCTACAAGGAATTGGATCATCACAGATACAACCACTTATTACTTCGGGTAAATTAAAACTAATTAATACGACTAACTCAACCATATTTGAAACTCCAGGTTTTGACCCCAATAATGGTCAAAGAAGTATGAGGGTCACACCATGGTCTGTTGTTGTTAGAACGACAGATGGGACTGGTTATTATACCTTACCTTCATTTGGGTCTAATATAAATCAAACAAAAGTTGAAGCATTTAAAAATGGGACAATGAAAGTTGAATTATTAAACAACAACGCAATGTTTAATGGTTCAGTTAGATTATTCTGGAATGCACCACAATATGGTTGGTTTGATAATGATAAGGTTGTTAAAAATAATCCCGAAACATATATGAAGGAAATTTTTAATACAGAAAAACTACAACAAAACTTTTTAATTACTGGTAACCAAACAAAATATACGAATATTGAGGAATTATTTACGACCTTTGATATTCAGACATTAGATAGTTTTGAATCTGAATTTTTAAATTTTAGTAGGTCAATTTATGATTATGTTGACACATTACCAACAACTACCGGTAGTCAAAGTCTACAACTTTTAAATCAGATGGCAAATCCAAATGCGACCACAGAACTAATATCTGATAAGGGAAATAAGAATTTTCAATACTTAATGAGAGAATTACTTAAAGTTAAAACACCAACTGGAACATCGCCAGAAACAGTTTTATCTAGCGTTATAACAAGTCAAAATGATAACTTCCAACAGATATTATCAAATTTTGTTAATTATAATGTCGTATTTAAATATGGTAACCCATCTATGTTTGATAGACGATTGTTTTTAACGTTTTCAAATAAATTCCTTGAAGACCCAATTATTTATGGTCCTTATGAAAATGGAACATTACCAACACAAGGTGGATCACTTACATTGTCAAACTCTAAACAACAAAATCCGGAAACTTGGAAAGCGTTAGAGTATTATGTTGGTAACTCAACAATACCTAAATTAATATATTCCAATAATGGTTCATATATAACTGATTTTTTTGTTGATCTAAACGTACAGTTTAATGAAAAAAATGTAGCTGACTTTGCACCTTTAATTAAGATATATGCAAGTCAAAAGTTAGTTGATAATAATCTAAATTTAACCAAATTCTATGGGTTGATGAATGCTTATTTTGATCAATCAGATGCTTACATATTTAATGTAATTAATGTTATGATGCCTCAGGTTAGGAAAGAATTACCAACCGTTTTTATTGAAGGTGATGGATCAACAAATAGAGCCGGTCTTGAAGCTGGATTTACAGAACAAACAAGGACTGAATTGTGGGAAACGTTTAAAGCGTTAAATGATACTTGGATTTCTGGTTATGATTTTAAAAACAAAACATTATTTGAGGATGTTATGTTAGTTGATAGGGCGAGTAGAAATGTTGGGGATAAAATACTTGTTGATATATTTGAAATACAAAATCTAATTGAGGGTGGGACATACAAAAACAACTTGTTGGATATAGTTACAACAATTTTAGTTCAAAATAACTTCCAACACTTCATGCTACCGTCCTATGTTAATTTTTACAATGTTCAGGATGCATTAAAAAACCCAACCCCAAAACCTGATGGGTCTTTAGATTTTGCTAATACATTGTTTGGAACATTCTTAAATGTAGATTATAGAAATAGTTCGCCTAAATTTTTATGTTTCTATGCTAACAAACCAAGTGAACATTTGGATATGAAAGATAATATTGATTATAGGTATAGGGATGACGCTTTCGACCTCAGAAGGGCAAGTGATAACCCCTTAATTGAAAATCAAATGGATAAAAAAGATTGGGCTAACTCAAATAAAGTCGTTGGTTTTAATATTGATATTACATCACAAAATCAACAAATATTTAAACAATTTAGTATTAGTCAAACACCTGGTAAACCCACATCAGAATCTTTAGAGATGTTAAATCAAATGTCAAATATGAGTAGAAATACAAGATCATCAACACAAAGTGTTTCTCTATATAATTTATATAAAAATAGAAGTTATGAATGTTCCGTTGATATGATGGGGTGTGCGTTAATACAACCTATGATGTATTTTAACGTTAGAAATATACCAATGTTTAGTGGGCCATATATGATTAGAAGTGTGACTCATAATATTACGGAAAGTGGGTTTGAAACAACCTTTGATGGGTCAAGACAACCATTCTATAGTTTACCAAGAATTGATAATTTCTTACAAACATTGAACGTAAAGTTATTATCAACAATTGAGGCTAAAATTAAAGAGAAAGAACAGAAAAATTTAAATAGTTCGGATAATATTTTGAACCAACAAGAAAATGTGTTAGCAAATATTAAATCTGACGAACAATTAACTAAAAACCAAGATTGTGCATTGTCAGCAAACCCAAGATATTACCAATATACGGTAATTGATGTGCCAGCTCAAACATCTAAAACAAGTAGAGAATTATATAATGGTATTAATGCGTATTTATCATCTATTGGTCTTGTTGACGACAAATTAGTTCTACAGTCATTAATCATGTTTACCTTTATTTATGTTGATTCTGGAAATTCCACAGGTATATCGGCATATGAAAATAATTATAGTACAATTGATTTAACCCAAACATATGGGGATGCGTTTACAAGTTATATTGATAAAAAATACTATTGTGTTTCTAGAGGAACTAATAGAAATCTTCCTATTGCAAAGTTTACATCATTCGATACTTTTATTCAGTTTGTTTTTGAAAGAACAAAAGGATTGGTGGATACGTTTACGTCAACTGTTGGAAATAGTGGAACCGCTCAAAGTTCAATAGATACATTAGCTGAAATTTATGTAACTTACTACCCAATAAAACAAAATCAAGATGTTTGGTCTAAGATGTCCGAACAAAATGTGGCTTTGGTTAAACAGGAATTTAAAGAGGCTTTTAATTTATTTGATTCGTTGAAAGGTTAAACTTTCAACATAACGAGATATTTATAATAAAAAATAATATGAACACTAAATTAATATTAGACAACTATCTTGGTAAAAACACAAGAGTGTCTGAAAAAGACATGGGAAATGGAACAAAAGAAGTTTGTGACCTAGATACTGGCGATTGCTATACCCTAAGAATGAAAGATGGTCTTATTGAAAGGGTTGACAATACAAAGAGAGCATTTAAAAAAATACAAGTAGAGACCACACATGGTATAAAAACATTATTAAACGGATAAGATGGGAATTGATGACAAAATAATAAGAGAGATAACGAGATATAACTCTATTAACAAATATATAATGGAACAAGACGCTCCACCACCTATTGATCCAGCGGCGGGAGCACCACCTGTAGATCCAGCGGCGGGAGCACCACCTGTAGATCCTGCGGCACCGGCCCCACCACCACCACCTGCAGATGGAGCGGCACCGGCCCCTATAGATATTAGTAACGATCCAGATGTTGAGGAAATTGGAGGTGAAGGTGAGGGAGAATCCGAAGAAATTGATATTACCGACCTAATTGATAGTCAAAAAACGATGGCTGACAAACAAGAAGAATATTTTACTAATCTTTTTGACCAGATTAAATCTATGGAACAAAAACTTGGTGAGATGGATAGTCTTGTTACTAAGATTGATGGTTTGGATGCTAAACTTGAAAAATATAGACCTAAAACAGCTCAAGAAAAACTAGAATTAAGGAGTTTGGATTCAGGTCCTTACAAACAAAGTTTATCCGACTTCTTTGTTGATAAAAAAGATGAAATGGAGGCATCGGGTAAAAACGAATATGTTTTAACTCAAGATGATGTTGAGAATTTTAGTCCTAGTGACATTGAAAAATCCTTTAATCAACCAATGGAGGATGAAGATGATGAACTATTAAACAGATATAATTCATAACATATAAGGTCGAAATTTTCGACCTTTTTTTTTTATTTAAACGGCGACAAACATTTGACTAAACACTTTCTTACACTTATATTTTACAAATAAACTTTTAATTAAATTACAACATGGCGACAAACAATGTTTTAGATGCAGTTTTGGCTCAGTATGAGAGCTCAAAACAAGGTGGTTCTTCTGGCACCTCAAAATTCACACAAGAAGAAAGAATGAAAAAATATTTCGCAGCCCTTTTAAAGGACAACGAGAAACAAGGTCAAAAGACAATTCGTATTTTACCTACAACTGATGGATCATCACCCTTCAAAGAAGTTTGGTTCCACGAAATAAGTGTTGATGGTAAATGGCAAAAATTTTATGATCCAGGAAAAAATGATAACGAACGTTCACCTTTAAACGAGGTTTATGAGGAACTTATGTCAACAGGTCGTGAATCAGACAAACAATTGGCAACACAATATAAAGCTCGTAAGTTTTATATCGTTAAAGTAATTGATCGTGATAACGAATCCGACGGAGTTAAATTTTGGAGATTTAAACACAATTACAAACAAGAAGGAATTCTTGACAAAATTATTCCAATTTGGAAAGCAAAAGGAGACGTTACCGATCCAGATAATGGGAGAGACTTAATACTTGAATTAACTAAAGCAAAAACTCCAAAAGGGGCAACTTACACAGTAATTCAAACGGTTATGTATGACGATCCGGCACCAACACACGGAAATAAAGAAACTATGGATTCTTGGGTAAATGATTCATTAACTTGGGAGGATGTTTATTCTAAAAAACCGGTTGAGTATTTAGAGGCGATCGCAAGAGGAGAAACACCACGATGGAGTTCTGAAAAGGGAGGATTTGTTTATTCAAATGACTCTGAGGAAGAAACATCAATGGGTGGATCAAAATCTATGGCATCTACAACAAAAACAGTTAACAAAACTGTAGACCCACAAGTTAGTTCTGATGTGGATGAAGATCTACCATTCTAATTTTAATTAAAAAAAGATAACGGGAGCAGTTTATTGTTCCCGTTTTTTTATGTATATTTTATAAAACAATTATTAATTATTATGGCATTGAAAAAGAAAGAATTTAGTTTAGATACAATAAAAAGTAAGTTTTCCACCAAAACAAAATATAAACCTGAAAGTTTTTATAATCTTGGTGAAGCCTTTTTAACGTCATCTGGATTGCCTGGACCTATAATGGGTGGTATAAATATGTTTTTAGGGCACTCAAACACTTCAAAAACAACGGCAATGATATTGGCGGCGGCGGACGCACAAAAGAAAGGTCATTTACCTGTTCTTATTATTACTGAGAAAAAATGGTCTTGGGAACATGCAATTGAATTAGGTTTACAGGCGGAGAAAAACGAACTTGGTGAGTATGATGGTATGTTTATTTTTAATGATTCATTTGATGTGATTGAACAAGCAACTGAGTTTATTAATGAAATACTTGATTCTCAAGAAAAAGGTGATATACCTTATAACTTATTGTTTTTATGGGATAGTATTGGTAGTGTTCCTTGTCAGATGACTTTTGATGGAAAAGGTGGTGGTATGCACAATGCTAAGGTACTTGCTGATAAGATAGGGATGGGAATTCATTCAAGGATCTCAAAATCTAAAAAAGAAGAATATCCATATTATAATACTCTTGTAATTTTAAATCAACCTTGGGTATTACTTCCTGATAACCCATTTGGACAACCAGAAATAAAGGCTAAGGGTGGTGAAGCAATATGGTTAGCATCATCATTAGTATTTTTATTTGGTAATCAGAAAAAAGCGGGTATTAGTCACATTGATGCCACTAAGAACGGTAGAAAAGTGTCGTTTGCAATTAGAACAAAGATTTCTATATTAAAGAATCATGTTAATGGTCTTGGATATAAAGATGGAAAGATCATTGCGGTACCACAAGGTTATATTGCGGACACAAAAGAATCTTTGGATAACTACAAGAAAGAATATTCAGATTATTGGGAAACAAAATTAGGGTATTCAGATTATTCTTTGGCCGAATCTGATGATGACATTGACGAATAATATAAAAAATACAAATGATTAAAACTCTTGTTATTGATGGTAACAATCTACTTAAGATTGGAATTTGTGGGGTCAAAGATTTTTATAATAACGGAGAACATGTTGGTGGAATTTGGCATTTCTTAAACACAACCAGAAGATTTTTGGATGAAGTAAATTACAATAAAGTTGTGGTTTGTTGGGATAGTGAAAGTAACTCAACACAACGAAGATTATTTTACCCCAATTATAAACTTAACCGAAGACAAGCAAATACCGAAGAACAAGTAAATTCATTCTCATATCAAAAGACAAGAGTAAAACAATATCTTGAAGAGATGTTTATAAGACATATTGAAATTGATGATTGTGAGGCCGACGACATTATTGCACACTATTGTAAAATATCTAAAGACGAACACAAAACTATATTCTCAAGTGATAGAGACCTTACACAACTTATCTCTGAAGATGTGAGTATCTATTCGCCAAGTACTAAAAAACATTATAAGAATGGAGATATGATTAAAATGTTTGATGTTGAGATACCCCATTATAACGTTAAAACTTGGAAAATATTATCTGGTGATAAGTCAGACAACATTAATGGGATTTATTATTTGGGAGAAAAAACATTAGTTAAATTATTTCCTGAGTTACTTGACAAAGAGGTAAATATAACTGATATTTTAACAAAAGGGGAACTACTTTTAAAAGAAGATAAAGACAATCCCGCTTTAAAAAACCTATTAAGTGGTAGAACAAAAGATGGTATTTTTGGTGATGAGTATTACGAGATAAATAAAAAACTTGTGGACTTATCGGAACCACTAATAAGTGAAGAAGGGAAAGAATTAGTTGAATCTTATTATTCCGAGTCGATGGATCCCGACGGAAGAGGACATAAGAATTTAATTAGAATGATGATGGAAGATGGACTCTTCAAATACCTACCTAAGAGAGATGACGCATGGGTTGGTTTTTTGACACCTTTTCTAAAATTAACAAGAAAAGAAAAAACAAATTTTAAAAACAAAAGTAAAACAAAAAAATGAAAGAACAAGAAATAACAAAATTAGAGTTTTTGTTAATGTGTAATGATAATATCGTTGTCCAACGATTCTTTAATGTTAGGAATTTCAACCGAAATGCCCACAAATCTGAGGAGTTTTACGACTATATAAGGGTGTTTTGCGCAGAACTTCAACATAATCTAAAGATGAGAACCGTTAGTTATATGTTAGATAATCAATATGAAATTACGGAAAATCCTGAAGTATTAAACACGTCAATTACGGATGGTGATGAGGTTTTTAATTTACTAATTAAATTGGGAGACCTGACAATTTGTCATAGAGCGTTTAACGCTAAAGCATACCCTCCAAAGGTGAGATATACCGTTGACCTACGACCCAAGTTGAAAAACATACTCTCAACACTTACTGACATTTTTTCAGGTAAAGATTTTAATTTTTTATATCCAGAATTTATTAAAAACTAATAGTATTTATCTTTACAAACGAAAGGAAAAAAAACATGGCGACGGGCAAAAATTTTGAATATTTAGGTAACACATTTCAGTTACAACTACTAAATCAAATTATATTAGATAAGGATTTTTCACACTCAATAATCGATGTAATAGAGAACAACTATTTTGAAAACAAATACTTCAAAATAATAATACAGATGGTTAGAGAGTATTATGTTAAGTTTGATCACACACCATCTTTTGAGACACTTGAACAGGTTACAAAATCAGAACTACAACAAGAAATTGCGTCAAAAATTGTTCTTGACACTATTAAGAAGATTAAAGACGCACCTATCGATGGTGTAGGTTTTGTCCAAGAAAAGGCGTTAAAGTTTTGTAAACAACAGGAACTTCAAAAGGTGATGGGTAAGGCTCAAAAGATTATTGACGGAGGTGAGTTTGAAAATTATGACACTCTTGAAGAATTGGTTAGAGAGGCATTACAAGTGGGAGCAAAAGACACATCAATGATGAATGTATTTTCAAATCTTGAACAAGTTCTTGATGATGATTATAGACACCCAATTCCAATGGGAATACCAGGTATTGATAGACTATTGAAAGGTGGTTTAGCAAGAGGTGAAATTGGAGTTATTTTAGCACCAACAGGTGTGGGTAAGTCTACGATTTTAACTAAGATTGCCAACCACGCATTTAACTTAGGTAATAACGTTCTCCAAGTGTTTTTTGAGGATAATCCAAAAATAATACAGAGAAAACACTACACTTTGTGGACAAAAATCCACCCTGATGATTTGTCAGAGAGAAAAGAAGAGGTAATGACTAAAGTTAGAGAGATTGAAGATAGTATGCCAAACAAACTAATTATGAAAAAATTGCCATCGGACACAGTAACGATGTTACAATTAAAAAATCAAATTAGAAAGATGGTTGCTGATGGGATTAAGATTGATATGGTTGTGTTGGATTACATTGATTGTGTTGTTCCGGATAAGAATTTGGGTGACGAATGGAAAAGTGAAGGATCGGTTATGAGGGGATTTGAGGCGATGTGTCACGAACTTAATTTGGTAGGATGGACAGCAACTCAAGGTAATAGAGCGTCTATTTCATCAGAGGTCGTAACTACAGATCAAATGGGGGGATCCATCAAAAAAGCACAAGTTGGACACGTAATTATTTCAGTGGCCAAGACCCTACAACAAAAGGAGCTGAAGTTGGCGACAATAGCTATAACAAAATCAAGAATCGGTGACGATGGGGTTGTGTTTGAAAATTGTAAGTTTGATAACGCAATGATAGATATTGACACTGAAAGTTCAATGACGTTCTTAGGTATTGAAGAACAAAAGGAAGAAAGACAAAGACAGAGAGTTAAGGAAGTCTTTGAAAAAAGGAGACAGAGGGAAACCGAAAAGACCTCAACTAATAATTAAATTTTAAAAATTAAACAAAAAATGGACGTTTCACAAAGAATACTGAGTGACATTACAGTGTATATGAAATACGCTAAATTTGTTCCCGAACTTAATAGACGGGAAACATGGGAAGAATTAGTTACACGAAATAAGGATATGCATATTAAGAAATACCCACATATTAAAAACGATATTGAGGAAGTATACAAAATGGTGTATGATAAGAAAATTCTTCCATCAATGAGATCCTTACAATTTGGGGGTAAGTCGATTGAGATTTCACCAAATAGAATTTATAATTGTGCTTACACGCCAATTGACCACGTAGATTCTTTTTCTGAAACAATGTTCCTATTATTAGGTGGAACAGGTGTTGGATTCTCAGTTCAAAAACATCACGTTGAAAAACTACCTGAAATTAAAAGGCCAAACCCAACAAGAACAAGACGTTACCTAATTGGGGACTCTATTGAAGGATGGGCAGACTCAATTAAAGTGTTAATGGAATCTTATTTGGGATATAAATCATCAACTCCCATATTTGACTTTTCAGATATTAGACAAAAAGGTGCGATGCTTGTAACATCTGGTGGTAAGGCTCCAGGACCTCAACCACTAAAAGATTGTATTCACAACATTACAAAAGTTTTGGATTCTAAAAAAGATGGTGAAAGGTTAACACCAATAGAAACTCACGATATTATATGTCATATTGCTGATGCGGTATTAGCGGGCGGAATTCGTAGAGCGGCACTCATTAGCTTATTTAGTGCAGATGATGAAGAAATGATTTCTTGTAAATCAGGAAATTGGTGGGAACAAAATCCACAAAGAGGTAGAGCAAATAACTCAGTAGTACTTCTTCGTCACAAAATAACTAAAGAATTCTTTATGGGTCTTTGGAAACGTATTGAGTTGTCAGGAGCGGGAGAACCGGGAATTTATTTATCAAACGATAAAGATTATGGAACTAATCCGTGTTGTGAAATTGCGCTACGACCAAATCAATTTTGTAATTTATGTGAAGTAAATGCGTCAGATATTGAATCACAAGAAGATCTTAATGAGAGAGTTAAGGGGGCGGCATTTATCGGAACATTACAAGCGGGATATACCGACTTCCATTACTTAAGAGATGTATGGAAAAGAACAACCGAGAAAGATGCTCTTATTGGTATCGGAATGACAGGCATTGGGTCTGGAGTTGTTTTAGGGTATGATATGAAAGAGGCCGCTAAGGTA